AGCGCGTCGGGGGTGTTAGGGTCTGCGGCTTGCAATGCGATGGAGTCGCCACTGGTGCGCAGTTCCAAGTTGCTCTTGGACGATGCGACAATGACACTGGGGTCTCGTCGCTTGCGTTTCGTGGTTGCCCGGATCGATTTGCTCATGGGGACGAGACTACCACTCGACCCCAAAAAACCGTCCAACAAGAGTTACAAATCAGCCTTCGCCCAGTCCGAGTCCGGAATGATCGCATAACTGGTCATCGCGACTTTTTCCGAGTTGCCGATCCACTTCGAAGCGGTCGCAAGTCCGAAGGCAGTGATCAGTTCCGTCTCTCGAGTGGCTCGCATCGAATGCCAAGGCACCGGCCATGGATCGAGTCCTGCCTTGCGAACAACCTCGAGAAATCGCTGTGTGATCCCCGAGTGCGAGAGGCTTGCGATCGTCGGCAGCAGCTCGACGCCTGGTGCGGGGAGCTCGGCAGCGATCTCACGGAATAGCGGGATCTCTCGGACCATCCCTCGCTTGGTGTCTGTGATCTTGATCCGTTTTAAGCCCCGGTCGATCGATGCTTGCGTGAAGTCGCGAATCTCGCTGGAAATCCGCAGGCCTCCGAATCGAGACAGCACAATCACAAGCCGCAGCTCAGGATCGTCGCAGGCCTGGAGGACTCGCTCGATGGTCTCCACCGAAACGAATCGTTTCTCTCGCACTGAGACCGTGGTCTTGAGTCGCTTGGCCGGATTGGCAACGATCCACCGATTGTCCTCGCACCAGCGAAAGAAAGCTTTCCAATCCTTGGCGATTTTTCCCCGAGTGGACGCACCTTGCTCGAGCGCATCATAGACGGTGGCAATTTCCTCCGGGGACACTCCATCGATTCGCCGATCACCGCAGGCATCGGACAGATGGGCCAGAGATCGACCAACCGATTCGGCGGTCGATGTGGCAAGCAGATCTCGCTTGGCGTTGAGATACTCGTCGATCGCAGTCCGGACGGTGCGGATGGATCCGGTGATGCAAGTGAGCTTGGATTTGATTTCCTGGTCCAGACGATCGAGCCAAAGGGCTGTTTGCCTTGGGATGGGTAGGTCTGCGGTCTGGGCGGCGATGATCTCGTCGACATGTCGCTGGATGGCGATCGCTTCGGGCTCGGTGATGCGTCCGAGCCAGATCGAGCGACGTCCGGCAGCGGTGTAGACTCGAAGGCGATAGCCTTGACGAGTCTTTGCCTCGTGCGTCAGCGAGCTCACGCTGGTTGCTCTTCGTACTCGGACACAAGATTGTTGATCGTGCTTTCCTTGAGTCCAAGCGACCCCAGGAACACTCTCGCTCGAGACGTCGTCCAGATTCCTTCCTCGATCTTACCGAGGGTGTCCTCGATCGCTCGCCAGTTGCGGGTGAGTTGCAAACGGGACATGTTCGCAAATTCCCCGGTTGGAGCGGGTTGGCTAGGATCTGGCTCGGCAGCGCCTGTACTTTGGGCCGCAGCTCCGGGCGCACCAGAAGCACTAGGAGCACCAGGTGCAGCGCCTGCAGGAGCGGGTGGCCTGTCAGGATTTACCCAGCCTTCCTCGACGAGCTGCTGCGCGTGAGCTTCGGGGTCGATGTTCTGCTCGATTAGGTATTGTTGACGAGTCTTAAGACCGGCCCGGATCAGTTCGATGTTGACGTCTGCGATTTCCGCAGGATTCACATCTCGCTGTGGTGGCCATCGCCAAACCTTGGGAATCTCATCGGTCGGTTCGATCGCTGGCAAGTAGCCGTCCATAAGCAAGGCTTCATCGAGCCACCAACCGAAGATCCGGTCGAGGGCTTCGATTTCCCACCACTGGGATCGCTCAATGGCAACTGATTCGTGATAGGTCTGGTGGTCCAACCGGCCTGAGGAATAGTTGTACCCGCTTGAATCCGCGAGGACTTTGTTTTTAGGCATGTGTACGCAACGTGCAATCTCGCCAAGGATCGCATTGCGGAATTCGGTATAGGTCGTCACTGGTTGCTTCGGATCGAACTGGACCATCTCCCAGCCTTTGGGCAGGCTTGTCATCAGTCCTCGATCGATCTGCACGAAGTCAAACGGGTCGATGTCGTCAATCCCGTCGGACGCAGAATCGAAGGCATTGGACTGAGTCTTGAGAATCGCCGAGAAGTCCGCAGCATTTTCGGCAGCAGTGATCACCGCCAGGGTGTATCGACGCAGCATGGCGAACAGCGGCAAGGCAGGTGTCAGCTCGGGAATTCCGCGCATCTGTCCAGGTCGCTCGGCGCGGAATAGGTGGATAATGTCGTCGGGGTCGACATCCTCTTTTTCGAATGCATCCAGCGGCCATCGGTCGCCAGGGTGTCCTTTAAGGATGTGGTAGACCGTTGGATTTCCAAAGTCGTCGAACTCAATACCGTCTACTTTGTTTGGCAGTCCGTCGGCGAAGCAAGGCGTCGCAAGTTGGTCGCACTCGATGACTCGTAGATCCAGCTTTACATCGTTCTTTGATCGCGGGTTGTTGCCTTTGAGTATGACGGTCTCACCATCGATAACCTTAGCGATCCGGGCAGTGCGAAGCTTGCTCGCCAGCCGCACGTCCTTTGCCCATTTGCGCCACTTTGCCTCGATCATGCGAGAGGCAGTAGTGTCAGGGAGCATCACCTGTAGACTTGGCCCGGTCGAGATGCAATCGTTGGCCAGGGTCAGAACTACCCCCTTCGCGAAGCTATTGTTTTCCATGCATTCGTAGCGAGATCGCTCGCGCAGTGTCTTGCGCACCGAGACCGAGTTGGCCGCAGCAGCGGAGAGATTGTCGGCGTATCGCCAGTGCTTCGATGTCTCTGCGGTGTTGGCCGCAGCATCGTAAGAGGCCGACAGCGAGTCCATTCGCTTGGCTCGATCCTGGACCCGACGAGCGGCAGCCAGGGCCTTTGTGTCGATCGGCTTTCCGTATTGATCGAGCAGCATCATAAGACTAGCTCTTTGGCTGAGGATTCATGAACAGAAAGAAAACCACGGCCCCACCGAGGATGAGAGTGGCCATCGAATTGAAGATCAGGCCAGCTAGCAGGAGGAACCAGCCAGCCCCAAAAAACAGATGGCGCGATGAGGCCGTGGTAAGGGCTCGCAGGATCGATGTTATCAGTACGGTGACCCAGCCAGGCATCATTGACCTCTTGCCGATCCAGGGATCATCTTGGCGAACAGGACTCCGCGGCGTGGCTTGGAGGCGTTCTGGTTGTTGGCCAGTTCCTCACGAGCCTCGCGCATGTCGGCCATCGACCGATTCGTCACGGTCACGCCGTCAGCCGAGACGCTCTGCGGGGCGGCGGCAGCGTCGGCGATCTGTTGATCAGTGATTGCTGGAGTGGTCATTTGGTTTTCTTGCTGGAGGTCTGGAGGGATGCGAGTCGATCGAGAGCTGCGGCGCGGCGCCGGTCGGCTTCGTCTTGTCTAATGACCTCGACGATCTCGGCGATCTCAGCCTCTAGCACCGCATCGCGATCGGTCGAGACCGCACCAGAGGGGGCCAGTGCGGTGAAGATCGAGGACTGCGAGACGGCTCCCTTTGGAGGTCGCTTGGGGTTCCACCAAATTGCAGCCAGGAGCAGAAAGACAAGCACGATGAGAAGAAAGAACAGGGTCATGAGCGGATTACCTTGAGTGCGACTACGAACAGAAGAACTAGGAAAGCGATCGCACAGAGGCCTGCGAGGATTGCTTCGCCGGGATTCCAGATCCAATACAGGAGGGATTGGATTGGGTCTTGGTCTTTGGGTCGCAGATTGGGGAAAAGCTTTTCTCGCTCCGGATTCAGGAGAGGCACGCGGCTAGGTGGGCAATTGCCGTCAGGACAAGCCGGATCAAACTCTTGAGCCATCGGAGGGCTAGGGTCTTGAGCTGGTTGAGTAGCTTGCTGTTGAATCTGCGTTGATTCTTTGAGGGCTGCATACAGGCCGGACGCAGACGAGGGGAGCGACGAGGATCCCGCAACGTAGACATGTCCGCCACGGGCATCGGTGAAAACGACCGCCGGAAATTGGTCGGTGGGTACAACGCCACCAAACCGTTCTCTGTACAGCGGATTGTCTTTGGTGTAGGCCTGGAAATTGACGTTCTTGCGCAGGTCGGACAACTGCGGATCACGATTGACCCAGTCGAGCAATCTCTGTGACGCCTGGTCCGTGCCAACGAAGATCGCCAGCGAGTACTTATTGGCCCAAGGCGTGGAAGTGACTGTGACCTGGCTCCTTGCTGGCTGCGAGGGCGAAGCTCCGGCCTGCGCGAACGGCAGCAAGTACACTGGATTGCGAGTGAATCCAGGCGTCTTGATCTGATCGCAAGGTGGACAGTAGACGTCTTGTCGCTTGATTTCCCGAGCTGCACTCTCGTTGACTGGGACGCTGTTGAGCGGTGCGTTTCGCAGCTCGTCGTAGCTCACTCCCCCGGGTGCAAAAGATCGCTCGACTGGTTGATCGATCCCGAGGGATTGTTCAATTCGCGGAGCAACTCGCTGGCCCACGACAACGCACAGAGCGCTAAACAGAGCCAGAGCCACCAAACCGAACGAAAGCACGATTTTGACACGTTGTCCCCCACCAGGGCATTCTTGGCAACTTACCATTTCCATT